ATACGTCTGACGCAGCTCAGCATCACGCGCTGCAAACCCCTTGACGATTGGCACCCGCATTGACCTGCAGTTGAAATGCAGCGGCGGTTGTGGACCTTCACCCCATTTGTAGACCTTGCCATCAAGTGAGCGGCAGATTGGTGAAGTGCGTGTATCGAGGATGGCGGTGTAGCGATATTTTCTGGTGGCATCAGGGTTTGCGGCTGCTACCTGCTGCATTGCTGCATCCGATACCTGCGTGATGCTGCTACGCACAATGGCGCGGATCTGGTTGTCCGGCATTGAGGTCAGCAAGCCACCCTGCTGGATGATCTGCTGTGTGGTTCCAAGCTGTTCACGGTTTAACCTGCCGCGCAAGCGACGCACAATGCTGTCGGTTGATTCGCCAGTCAGAAGCCCGTTGCGGACTGCTTGACTGAACATCTCAGCTTGTTTGGTGCCGATGTTTTCAAACGCCTTGCGGACTACTTCACCATTGGGCAACGTCAAAGTGGCACCATCTGCAACCGTGATCCGTGCGACAGCAGTTCTGGTTGCACCTGGCAGTTGATCGCTCAGAGAGACGATTCCAAGCTGCGTCGGATCAGTGGTGACAACAGCCTGAGCAAACTGCGGGCTGATTTCCACCGTGCGAACAACAGTGGGCGATCCTGCTGGCAATAAGTCTTGCAGTTGCTGGCTCATGAAATCTGACTGCAGGACTGCCAAGCCCTGCAGCTCCTGCGCCATCAATGCCGTGCTTTCGCCGGACCAAGTGGAGAGTGATTCTTTGAGCTGCGCGAGGATCGCACGCAATCGTGCTGCTGTCTGCGTTTCTGGGTCAAGCGTGGCAAGCCTGTCTGTCGCATCAAGGATCACATCGTTGTAAGCCCTGATAACGCGCCGTGCGACACCGTTGCTGTAACGGTTCAGGTCAATGGCATTACGAAAGAACTCAGCGTGCTGTGTCATGACACCAGCCCTAATTCTTCGGCGGAGCAGGGTGACATGACCATCACATCAGCACCGGCACGAAGACAGCGTTCCACCAAGCCATGCAAGACGTACTCAACATGTTCGACGCCGTATTCAAGCTGCATCTCTTCGACCTCGTATTCCTTGCCGTTACGAAACCAGGCAACACGAACGACAGCATAAACCGACTGTTCTAGCTGATGTTGAATGATGTTTAGCTGTTGCTTGCGTGGCTTTGAAGCGCCCATGACCAAGCCTCCTGCCACCCAATCATGTTGGCATCTCATCCTCGTCTTCTGGCTCAGCAGACTCTTCTGGGATTGAAGCCAACGCACGGGATTCAGGTGCTGCCATTTCGACGTAACCACCAGCTTGAGTTGACTCAATCTCCTCTTCAACATCAAACTCATCACCAAGCACCTCGCCTTCATAAAGCTGATCGAGCAGTGTTTTCTGGGTGATGGTGCCAGCGGTGTAGAGCTGTAGGAGTGCTTGGATTTCTTGCGGTTCAAGGCGTGTGCCAAGGAAGTCGCGGTTGACGTAGCTGCTGCCAACTTCCTCGATATTGAGGTAGTGGGCATGGTGGGCAAGGCAGTTATCAATCAGGTCTTGCATGTTCTGTGCAATGACCATCATCGTGCTGTCACCCTGACTGCGGTCGATGCGCTTGGATTCAGCAGTTTCAGCGGACAGCTTTTGACCGAGCACAGCAGACAGCCCTAGCTCATTGATCTGTGAAGCAAGCTGATCGAGGCGACGGAACTGCGAATCAAAGGCGCTGCTAGGCGGCGCGATATATTCTGCACGCCCTTCTGCCGGGAAGCTGATCGCTTCACCAGGACCGGCTGAGACTTCCTCAGCAGAGCTTGGGAAACCAAAGAAGGCAAGCATTGGCACTGCACTGATATGCAGTTGGTTGTCAAGATCAGATTGGACCTGATACGCCTTTAGGTTGAGATTGGCGATGTCCTCCAGCGGCGGGCGTGACTCCATGAAGTTCACGCGATTGGAATATGCAACGGCAAACGGGATGTGATCCATCGTGGTAGTACCACTGTCATGGATCACGAATTGCCCTTTGGCGTCATGACGATGGATCTCAAAAGCACCAGGCGTTAGCACTCGTACCTGCTCGACTTCCTTCTCGCCGTAGTCACCATCTGGAACGATGACCTTTTCAAGTAGGCGAAGCTGTGTGACCTTTTGTGCGCCATCAATTAACTCAGTGCGCCAGCCGAGGATCTCACGCGGGGTGTAGGTCACCCAGTAAGGACGACCAAGCTCACCAGCAGCAGGAGCATCGACCAGGACACCGATGTGCCCATAGCGAACCATTTTCCTAGCTGCTTCATAACACCAAACGTTCAGGTCATTGCCCTGAAGGTCAACGTCAAAAAGCTGTTCGCGTACAACGTCTGATACATCGTTGAGCCTGACCGGCTTGCGGGTCAACATGCCAGCCAGCATCCGTTCAAGGCGCTGGTAATAAGGCGGGCAAACGGAACGTGCCAGACGGTTGTCGTAGGACTCGTCCAGCTCCCTTGGTTCTTGCGGAAGGTAACGACGATGGCGACGGCGTAGTTCGTAGGTGCCGCCTACTAGGTCTTCGATCAGGATCCAGTGCGGCTCTTGATTACGCCAAGCAGCGTTAGGGTCGTTGACCTTAGCGACGCGAGCGGTCAACTGGCGATCGTAATGATTAAAGCCGCTGTACACGTCCCTGCTTTCTCAGCTTTTCTGCATTGTAGGTAACGAGGCTAGTAGATCCTGATGCCTGTGCCCTTGCCGGCTTGCTTGTACATCGGGTTGAACGCACCAAGGATCAGGTAGCCCAAGCCATCAGTCCAGTGTTCGATGCCTGCTGACTTGTCGATCACGTAGTCATCAGCCCCTTCTTTGTAGCAGACGTTTTTGAGCGCCTTGATCGTGTGCTTACAACGTGGATGAACGAAGAGCCTGAGCTGACCATCAGCAGTGCGGATCATCCAGTTGGTTGCGTTGATCTTGTCTTTTACTGCCCAGGGTGCTTTGGGGCTGATGCATTGGAAGCCGTAACGGCGGATGATGTCGTGGTCAGTGCGACCCGCTGCAGAAGTCTTGCGGGCGCTCCCTGTTGGATCTGGATACGCAATAAGATGCCGGTCCGGGAATCGTTCCTTGAGGAGTTGGCAGACTTCATCGGTATTGGATTGTTTTACAGCAAGTTCATCCCAGATGTGCACAGTATCACCGACACGAGAAGCCAGAACACCAGCCATGACACCAACGTTAAAGTCAGTTCCCCAATAGATTTCTCCTCCGGTGTCTTTGACATCTTCAGAGATGTTGTCATCGCTGAAGTCAGGGTAGACCCGTCCTGCGAGGGTTTCGAAGGAGGCTAGGTATTCCTGACGGAAGGTGCGTTCGTCGAGTGTGCGACGTGCTGCTTCAATTTCTTCAGCAGGGACGTTGCCACCTTCAACGGTGGTGTAGGAAAAGGTGCGCCAGTCTTCTTGATCTTGCGCTTGCTCCCATAGATCGTGAAACCAGTTGAGTCCTGCTGGTGTGGTGATGAACCAGGCGGGACCACCTTGATCTGAGAGTGCAGGGCGGAGAACCATCTCCCATGCTTCTTGCTTGACGTAAGCGGCTTCATCAACGATGAGGCTGCTGAGGCTAACGCCACGAAGGCTGTCGGCATTTTCTGCGCCTTTTAGGGCGATGATGCTTCCATTGGCAAGCTCGACGCTGAGTTCAGACTCGTTCTTCTTGACGTAGATGTCTGACGGGACCATGGCGCGTAGCTGCCGCCATGCGATCTGTTTGGCGGACTTGTAGTTCTGAGTGACGTACCAGTTAAGGCTGCCTGGGTTTTGGATCCCCCATGCGATCAAGCGAGCGATGCAGAGGTAGGTTTTACCAAAGCGACGACCAGAGCACAGGAGCTTGAAGCGTTCAGGCGATTCCCAGACTTCACGTTGCGGTGCGGTGAGGCTGCCGTAAAGATCATTGGCAAGTGGTGACCAGTCAACTTCCGTGCGAACCGGAACGGGTTCAGCAAGGATCGAACCACCAGGACATTGGTTAAGGATGCTCACGAACAGAGCTGCGCGAGTTTGGCGGCAGTGTTGATGGCACCAAGGGCGATGTGATATTGCCCAGCCCTGCGAGCCTCCATTTGGAGTGTGGAGCATTGGGAGAGCAGATCAGCGATCATTTGCGGTCGTTCAATGTCCCAATCTGCTCGCAGTTGCTGGCGAGCGAGTTCTAAGTATTTGTCGCAAGTACGATCACTGACCCCCCAGTTTTCGGAGGCGTAGCGAATGCAGTCCGATCGTCTGCCGCCGTTGGCAATGATACGGGCGAAGCGTGCGACCCGCAGTTCCGTTTCAGGTTTTGTGGTTCCTCTGGCAGCCATCAGAAGGGTACGGGGACTTGTTCGAGGTCTTCAGCGGGAGCGAATTCTGCAGGTTGGCAGACGGCGGTTTTGCCGGTGAAGTCTTCCCAGCGTTTGACGATGACATCGCAGTAGGCGGGGTCAAGCTCCATGAGTCGCGCTTTGCGGTTGATGCGTTCGGCGGCGATCATTGTTGTACCGGAGCCACCAAAGGAATCGAGGACGATATCACCCTGCTTGGTGGAATTATTGAGCTGATATTGGAACAGCTCAACTGGTTTCATGGTGGGGTGCTCGCCGTTCTTTTTGGGTTTATCGAACTCGAGGAGAGTGGTTTGCTTGCGGTCTGAATTCCAGAAGTGGCTTGCGCCTTCAACCCAACCATATA